GACTAGCAGTAGTAGGAGCCTGAACAGCCTGAGTAGGAACAGTCTGACTACCAGTCTTAACATCAACTCGCTGAGTAGTACCAACAGGAGCACCAGGGTCACCCTTTCTACGATTCATAATAGCCCTACGGTCACGCTCAGCACGGTCAATCTTAACACTACCCTGCTTAGTAGACACTTTACCAAGATAAGCCATTATTTATTCACCTCACACTTCTTAGTCTGCTCAACAAAACGAGTCAAAGCAACAGTATTATTCTGAACAACAGCAACCATCTTAGCATCTCGAGCCTCATCACGCTTAGCCATATAACGAATAGCAATAAACATCATCAACATCACAATACCTAACAAGCCATACTGTGAAAACAAACCAACAAGCTCAGTCTCAATCATGTGTTACCCTCCATCTCAGCAGTCATATCATTAGGCTGACTAGCCTGCAAACTAGGGTCTTTCTCACGACTACTAATCAACTCATTCTGCATACTAGCCGGGAAAGTCAAATTAATCTCCAAATTCAACTGACCCAAAACCTGCTCTTCAATATACAACTGCTCCTCTTTAACACTCTGCTCATAAGACAAATAAACAATCTTACCACTAGCATCAGTAAACTCCTTACCCTGACCAATAATAATCTGAGGAACATTAACAGCCTGAAAAAACTGGTCCTTAATAACCTCAATCCAAGGCAAAGGAGACAAAGTACTATTAGGAGCAGTAGAAGCAATCTCAGTCTCAACAGTACCCTTAGGAACATAAATATTCTCAGTATCACTATTAGCCTGGTCAGTCATAACCTTAAAACTAGCAATCTCAGACTCATCATCAGTATCCAAATACCAAATACGCATAGGCTTAACATTACGCCTCAAAACAGTACGCCAATCACTCATAGCCTCATTACGAGCATCAATCAACCACTTCAAACTCTTCAAAATACGAGTACCATGAATCTCATCAGCAACCCGGTCATGACTCAAATGAAAAATCTCATCAGGAGCGAACTTAATAACAGACTTTTTACCACCAACCTTCATAACCTGCTCATAACGCTTAATACGACCACTCTTATCCTGAACAATCTTAATACTAGAAGGGTCCAAAGGCTTCAAATTAACCAACACGCCATCATCATCACGAATAATCTCAGCAAAACTATCCATCGAAATAGTCTTCACCTTAATCAAATTCTTAAGAATACTATTAAAACTATCCTTACCATTACCCTTCAAACTATTAAGCAACATAGTAGTAGGCTCATCAGCCTCAAAACCAGCACCAACAGTCCACAAAGCCTTAGTATCAACAGCACGCTTAAACTCAGGAATATTCAAATAATAACCATAATCCTGACTCCACCAACTATTCTGCCAAGTAAACTCATTACTATCACCACTACCATCAGTAGACTCGCTATCAACACCATAAACAACCTCTGCATTAGTCAAATCACTACTAGTAGCAGAACCAATATTAGTCTCGGCCATCTAAATCACTCCTCACTTCATTATTAAAAAAATCAACATTTCTCTTTAAATTAAAAAAATGTTCAAGCTTTCGTTTACGCAAAACAAGATTCAACTTTTCACGTTTAAGAATCTCTTCACGCAAACTAACATAATTATTAAAACGTTCAGCAGAATAAACATAAACATTACCATTATCAAGAACAACTTTAACAAAACCATTAGCCTTCCTCTCTAAACTAGCAATATCAACCTTCATTCAGACTCCTCCCAACCAGTAACAGTCAAATAAATATCATTAGTACCAGTACTAGTACAATAAATATTAGTATCAAAAATAATAGGAACATCAAAAACAAAAGCGTTATTAGAATTAGACTGAGTAGAAAAACTAAACTTAACAGTACCGCCACTACCACCATCCTTCAAATTATAATTAGCATTTCCACTATCTTTATTATTAACAATAATACTCTTAACAAACAACTTCTTACCAGCAGAAACAGTATAAACAGTCTCGCTAATCTGAATAGTATCAGTAACGCTAACAGGAGAACTACCATCTTGCTGCCAACGCTCAGCAATAACACCATCAGTCTGAGGCAAAGGACCCCTATCAAACAAATTATACCCAGCCATAACCAGCCCTCGTAATAATTTTAGTAAACGGCTCAACACGATGAAGATTAAAACCAAAAGGAGCAACAATCAAACGACGCATCATATCCTCACCAACATTAAAACCATTAACAAACAACTCACCAATCAAACGACCATACTTACCAACACGATTACGAGGATTAATATAAACCAAAACCTCCTTACCAAGAACCCGTTTAGTAAGATAATCCTTAGCACCCTGACCGCCAGCATTCATCTCCAAAGCATCAATATTAGCCAACCGCAAAGGAAAAGTAAAATCACGAAAACTAGTAGACAAAGTCACTGTATCACCATCAACAACCTTCTCAACCCTAGCAACAAACTTATCAGTAATCTGCAAATGAGGAGAACGAACCCAATCAAGAATCATACGATTAGAAAACTCCTTAACACCATCACCAACACTAAAAAAACCAGTCAAAGGAATTAACCAACTAAAAACCAACCGCCCACCAGCAGTAGACTGGTCAGCAGGAGCCGAAATACTAAAAACAGCATCCGAAACATCACTATTACCAGCATCACCAACCTCACTCACCCTAACCAAACAAAGAGAACTATTCTCATTAGGAACAGTCCAAGAATAACTACCAGTATTACCAGTAGATGCAACAATATCACTATAACTAGACCCATTATCAGTCGAATACTCAAGCCGAACATTAACAACACTCCCCGAATCACTCCAAGTAACAGACTCGCTACTACCAGCACTAAAACTCTCACCACCATTAGGAGAAACCAAAGACAACGAAGGACCAGCAGCACTAAAAGGATACTGCTGAGCACTACCAGGAGAGCCACCATTATAAAGATAAGTAATATTATCAGCAGACAAAGCAACATTAAAAACACTAACTTCATCAATCAAGCCAGCAAACTCATTACCACTACCAATACCTCTATTATAAAAAGCACCAATATAAAACTCGTTACCACTAAAATCCAAATCGCCAGAAATACCAGAATCAGCTGCATCAACATCTAAATTAGTATCAACATAAAGATAAAACTTGTTAGCAGTACTATCCTTAACAAAAACTAAATGATGCCAATTACCGTCATTAATAGTTGTAGACCCACTAGATAAAATACTAGAAGAACCTCCATCACCCCTCAAAAACAAACCAGCTTTACCAGAAACCTGATTAGTCATAATCAAAAGAGAAGCATCACTACTACCAGTCTCAGCAATACTACCAAAAGGCTCGCCTCTAACACCAGAAGTAGTATTAATCCACAAACTAACACTAAAATCATCAGACGAAGTCAATAAAGGAGTAAGCCCAGTCTGAATAAAATCATTAATCCCATCAAAAGAATAACAATCGTCGACAATACCAGTAGACCCTGATGTAGCACCATTATTAGTAAGACTATAAGTACCGGTCTCATCAGTCAAATCTTCTAAAGCCCAATAAGCAAGACAATCAGAACTACTAGGAGCAGTACCAGCCATTACGCATCCACCATAAAAGTTTGAACCTTAGACTCAACAAGAACAGACAAAACACGCAAATAACCATCCCTCAGTACATTAATCATATTCTCAGCCTCAGTACGACTAGTAAAACCACTCATATCAAACTGAATAACATAAATAGCAGCCAAATTAGAAGCAGCCTCCTTCAAAATAGCCTTCACATCACTATTCAAAGCAGCATAATTATCAGACCAATTATAACGAGTAATACAATTAATCTCGCTCTCAGCCTGAGCCATAAAATCATTAATATAAGCCTCAGTATTAGAAGTAGCCGAAGCACCAGCACCAGCCTTCCTCTGAACCTCCGCAGTAGTCGCAAAAATACCAGTATCAGCCATAATAATAAAACACAGAAATCAAACTATATAAACTTTCCGTTGCCACTAACAACTACCGGATATACAAACCCAAACCACGCTCCTTAATACACCAACAACCACGAACAAGAGCCTCAGCCAAATGAGAATAATCACCAAAAATCTTAATATTACGAGAACCAGTCTCCAAAGCACCATACTGATAAGTAATACTCTTCAAACTACGCAACAAACTCAAATCACTAACCAACTCCAAACGACCAGTCTCCAACAACATCAAAGCATTACTATACAAATCCTCCTTCAAAATACCCTTCTTCTTCTCCTCACCCTGATTCTGAAAACGACGACTAGCATTATTAAGACCAACAACACGCCGACCAAGACGCTCAAACAACATATCAGTAACCCCACCACCAACACCAGCATCATCAACAAAAATCTTCTTAAAACCAAACTCCCGATGGAGGTCGATAACCCTTCCAATAGTATCAACAGTACTAACCCTCTCCGTAGTAAAAACCTTAACAACCTTAAGCTTCTTCTTAACCATCTCAACAACAACAAACGCATTCTCATCACCACCATAACGAGCAACATCAACACCCAAATAATAACGAGCACCAACAACAAAATCATCCTTCTTACTCCACTCAATAAAAGTCATAGCACCCTTAATCAAATCAGTAGGAAAAAACTGATTCCACTCATCAGTAAACTCACCCAAATACTCCTGACGATACTGAGCCTTAGTCATACGCTCACGCTCCTTCTTCAAAAAACTCTTAGGAATACGACGACAATCCTCACTAGAAACATGCCAAGAACGAAAATCATCATCAGTAAAACTATGAAAAAAATAACCACCCTTACCAAAAGGAGTAGACAACAAAACAACATAACCCATACCACGAGTCTCCCGAGAAACAGCAATCATAGGAGTAATAGCCAACCAAACAGTCTCAGGAATAAAAGCAGCCTCATCAGCAATCAACAAATCAATAGTAAAACCACGAATAAAATGACCAGTACGACCAGTAGGCATACAATAAATACGAGAACCATTACTCAAAACAATCTTAGTCATAGTAGGCTTATCAGCATAAACATCCAAACCATCCAACTTAGCACGAACCTTCTCAAACAACAAACTAGACTGACGCTGACTAGCAGCAATAATCATAGTAGAAGTATCAGGATGCTCCAAAGCAAAACGAACAGCCTTCTCACTAATAACCTCACTCTTACCAACCTGACGACCAGCACGAATAGTAATATTACCCCAATAATCAAGAACCTCCTGCTGCCACTTATCCCACTTAACATCCATAACCATTTTCACTCCTTTATAGTATAAAAAATTTCTCCAAGCCAGGCCTTACCCACCTACCAAACCAATCAACATTCGCACACTCAAACAACTATGAACACGGCCCGGAGGGCCGACTGGAAGGAGGCCCGACAGGCGAGGGCTTGCCCGAGCCGCAAATACAACAAAGCCAGTCGGCCATAAAGATGGGAATAAGGCAGGTTACCAAGCTTGCTTGGTGAGTGGGGTAAGAGCAAAGCCCCCACTTCCTGACTTAGTCACAGCTGTTGGACGATTTGAGAGCTGTGAATTCAACAGCGACCTCAAACCCTGTTCGCACCATCCACATCAAGTGGAGGAGCGAAGGCATTGACGGAATGCCTAAGGGCGGCCAAACCATCAAAGCCTTGTGAAGAGTTGTTTGAGCACCGACAGGTGGAATGTGCGAATGTTGATGCAGTCCAGGACCATCAACAGAGCGTGTAGTCAGACCCTCCTACAAATCATCCCCAGTAAGGTCATTTCCAGTCAACCTAATCCATTTATTTCCCTTAGACCTTATCCAACCCAAGTCAACCAAAGCCTTCTTATTCACCTGATATGTGCGCCTATCAGTGCCAATCTCATACATGATAGCACGCCTCAGCTCAAGGACAGTGACAAGGTCCTGTCCCTTATTCCTTGACCGCAACCGCCACATAACCCTCTCAAGCTTTTCGATACCCATTCTTATGAACCACCACAGCAACGCACTCACAATAATTACGATGAAAACCACAAACAGGACAAATAATAGGCTTATCACAATAACTCCTACAAGGAAACTGCTTCTTCCTCAATTGACCAACACCCATCTTCAATACTCCTCCTCCATCAACAAAGGACCTTTAACAATCCTCTGATAATAACAATCACTACACAACCAATACTTACCAGCACTCTTCCCACAAACCCTACAATCAGGCATCTTCCCTAAACCTCCGTGAATAGGCGTGCTCAGAGCCGCCTAGTTTACACAACAACGAACAATAAAAAAAAAAACAAATAAATCAGCTGTCAAGTTTCTTGACAGCATCATTAAACTGAAAATTCTTCCTATTTTCTTTATTCATATTTCATCACCTCTTTTAAAAGAAGAAGAAGGACGTGAGTCCTTCTTTTCAAAAGCGTAAGCATAGATAGTATCCATACCAACAATCTTAATAGCAAGATAAGCCTTACCATTCTTATCAATATTCTGCCAGACAGCAACGCCATCAGACCGAAACTCAGGAGACTTCCCAACAAACTTACTTTCTTTAATTTCTTTTTGTACCATTTTGATACACCTTTGTTGTCAACTCTTTGGCCGACAATTCACCAAGAATTATTGTCGGCGAAGAGTTGACCCATACACTGAGAGAGAGAGATAACCCCCAAACACCCAGTACTCTTCAAGCTTTCAATAACAAGACAGAATGATTTAAAAAGGGGTGTTAGACTTTAACCGCTAACACCCTTTTAAAACCTTCTGTCAGGACTTCTTTTTCAATTCATCATGCAATTGAAAAAGAAGATGCAAATTCTTCTCAGTAGCCAAATTCAACCTCCGAAGCTCATCCTTATAACCATTCAACTTAACATTAAAATCAACAACACTAGGCTGATTAGACAAAACATCAACAATCGAATCAACAGACAAAGGAACCTTAGTCTTATGCTCAACACGCAAACCACGACGCTTCTGATAAACCTTAAACTGCTCAACCAAACTATCAACACTAACAGACTGAACACCATCCAAACGAAGATTACGATAATCCCTATTAAACTCAACAGTACTAACAAAACAAGAAGAAGGACCAACAAACTCACTAGAAAAATCACCAACCAAACGCTGAAACAACAAAAAAACCAACGAAATACTAGAAACATTCAAAGGCCAATCAGTACTCAAACGCAAACAAACCTTACCAACCTTAGAAATACTAAAATCAACCCTACCCAACAAAAAATCAAAACACTCACTAACAACACGACCACCCCAAAAACGCAATTCAAAAAACAAAACCAAATTATGAAAATTCCAATCAACCAACTCCACATGAAAAGAACGGGGAGTATCCCCCTCCTTATCAACTTTGTAAAGGCCACGCATTACTTTAGTAACACCCTTTATTTTAGGAAGAATGGACTTTACAGTATTAACATTAATGCCCGTCTTAGCGCTTATACTCTTCGGATTCAAGCCTTCCGGGTAACCACATAAAGTATTATAGATTTTTTTTGATTTTCGGTCAATATCCCTAGTAGAAGTTGCAACTTTAAGTTCTTTATTCATCATTCATTTACCCCTTGATTTCCTTTAGAGAATCAATATCATAAATACTAATAATAACATCCTCACCAAACTTATCAACACCAATATAATGAGTGTCAGTCTGCTCTTTAACATTCAAAGTCAAAATCTTACCCTTCAATGTTTTAATTTTCAAAACCTTCATTTCAATTCAACATTCTTATAAATTTTCTCAACCAAATAAGCCCTCAAAGTATCCAAATAAGCCCTACTATAATCCTCAGTAGAAGGATTAAAAGAATCAACACTATAAAGAACAGCCTGTCGAGTATAAAAACTAACCAACTCACCAACAGAAAGAACAATCTTTTCCTCTTTCTCTATATCATCAACAATATCAATAAAATCATTCAAATGAACCTTATTCATAATTCTCAATTCCTCCAAACAAACAATAAAAAAAAATTAATAAAAAAAATTAATAGATACCAACAAAACTATTCTTACCAAGCTTAGAAACCTTAGGCACTAGGAAACGCCTCTTATTCTCTATCTTAGTAGTGCCCAAAGTCAACCCCTGAGAAACAGGGAACCTCGAAGCAACAGTTTTAGTACCTTTAGTACCAGGACCAACCGAAACCGTCATTTCTTAGATTTCTTAGGCTCTTCTTCCTCAAAACCCTTACCAGCAAGATTCTTCTTCATATCCTCATAAGCGTGCTTAGCATTAAGCCTGGCCTGAGTAGACAATGAAGAATCATTCATATTAGCCTTGAAAAGGTCAAGGAGTCGCTTAGCATTTTCTAAAGTCATCTTAACACCTTTATGTAATCGTGTCAGTAATGACATGAACAGCCAAAGGGTCAGTTAACAAACACTCACCCTCTTCCCAACAACGAATCTTCTTACCAATACCAGGGTCATCAATAACCGTAGAGGTCAAAGGCATGAAACTCTTCCAAGTAGCAGCTCTATTAGGAACCCACATAGTAACATAATCTTGCGTCTGATTCTCAGTAACAACAACATTACAACCAAGAAGCTCCATAACAACACCCTTCATCACCTGACTAGACGAGTACTGAGGAATACTAGCACCCTTAACAGTAATCAACCAATTAATCAAATTCTTATGGTCAACACTATTCATACTAATAATACAACCCTCAGGGTCATAACCAGCAGCACGAATCTTCTGCTTACCAACCAAAATATCCAGCACAGGATTACCATTAGTACCATCATCCCAGCCATTACCAGTAGCCGCAGCAGTATTAACATTCGTAGGGTTAGGAACCGTAGGAGTAGCAGCATCAGCCTCGTTTAATACTGAGAAAATCCGAAGGTCAACCTTACGAGCAACACCACGAACAATATCCCTAATATTAGTAGCCAAAATGTCAATATCAGCATCCTTAATATCCTCAACACTAATCAACGGAGATTCAACAAAGAACTTCTTAACATAACTAGTCTGACGAGTCCAAGACTGTTCCATAACAGCAGGTCTAGCTCTCTCAGCAACAGGACTAATCAAAGTACCAGTCACAGCAGTAGTCGAAGGAGTATCTAAAAAACCACTAGTTTTCTTATACCAACGAATTTCCCGAGCTTTAGTCTTACTATTAACAACATAGCGCTTAAAAACATTAGCTTCATCAGCAAAGCCCTTAGCAACCTTATCAATATTTAAGCCTCTAATCAAGGCCATTCCACTATTATCAGCCATTTTATCTAAGTCTCAGGACTTCCTCCAATACCAACATTCACATAAACCAACCCTGTCTCACCATCAGAAACAGTTTCAAGAGCAATACCAAAAACAGCAGCAGCATCAGCAGCAGCAGTAGCAGTAATGAACTCATTTGGATTAGTTCCATCAGCAATCACACCAGCGCCAACAGTAACACTACCATCAGCAAGCATTTTAAAAATGCCTCTCATGTAAACACCAATCTTTGTTTTCCCATCATTAGCAACCTTTTCCTCAGCAGCGATGCCAGCAATAATATCACCAGCTCCATCAGCCAAGGCAACAGTCATAGGGTCCGATAACTTCAGGAGTGAACCTTTCTCAATACCAGTACCATCAGCACAAGTAAAAGGAATAGGCACATCCATCTCATATACAAGAACAGCTTCGTTTGCCATAATAATAAACTATAAGTTGACAACTATTTAAACTTTTCGTTGTTCTTCCTTGATACGCTTCCTAGCAAGCTCAACAATATTCTCCTGAATCAACAACTCACGCTTACTAATATCAATCTGTTCCAAACTCTGCTCAAGAATCTTCTGCCAAGCAAGCTCTTCCTTAGTACCAATCTTAACACCCAAATCAGCATCAGGTTTACGAACATTATCAGTCATTCAAATCACCATTCAAAGCCTTCCTAGCATAATCAGCAGCACTCTCCTCCTCCTTAACAGGCCGAGCACCACTCTTACCAGCCAAAGTACGCTGAACACCCAAAGCCTGAAGCTCCCTAATATGAGCCTCAGTAGTTTTATTAGCAGCTTCCATACGCTTAACAAGGTCCTCAGCCCGAGCAAACTGGTCATCGGAAGTAGGTACGCTTTGGTTTAAAGAGGTGTAGTCACTAGAACCAACAGGCTCGGACTCAGGACTATTATCAACACTTTCATTATCTTCACTCATTTTGTTTCTCCGCCATGTGTTTCTTGTAACACGACAAACATCTTATAGGCCACTTAGGATTAGGCTTGAACTTAACAGTAGTAGTAGCGCCACAATCATCACAAACAGCCTCGTAAGCATCCTTCTTTTCATTAATCTCACGAACTTTCTGACTCAACTCAGAAGGAGTCAACACAGTCTGTTTAACCTCTTCAGGATAAACACCAACAATCTCAGAATGATTACGAACCATGATTCGCAAATCCTGAGCCAAACGAACAAACTCATCAAAAGCAGCCTCGAAATTAACCAGCTTCTGAACTAACTCTTTTTCACTTTCATTCAAACTTTTCATTTTTCTTATACCTCTACAACAAACCAAAATTTAAATTACTAGGTCTGCTGTTCTCATAACGAGACTGAGTATAGTCATAATAAGCTTTTCTATACTCGAGCCAAATACGAGCATTCATTTCCTCCTGAGCTTTTTGCTCAGCAAGTTTTTTCTTACGTTCTTTCTCCCAAAACTCAGCATCTTCTTTCATATCACGGTCTTCAGCTTCCTCCTTCCACTTAGCAAGGTCTTTCTGAACCTGAGCCCAATAATCAGCCGAAGCTTTAGAATCAGCAACGAAATCATCATCAACTTTATTTAAAAACTCTTCATCACTCAAGTCACCTTTTTGCTGAAGGTCATTTAACAACCGACGGTCAATCTCAACCTTAAGCTTAGCACTAGCATAAAAATCTTTCAAACTATCAACAACATTAAGATAAGGAAGAGCAGCAATAATCTTACTCCACAAATTAGGATTAAGAATATCCTCCTGCATAGCAAGAGCTTCCTGAGCACCCTGGAAATCACCATTCTCAATAGCAGTTTTAGTAGCAAAACCAAGGGTTTGCAAAGCTTCCTCTTTAATAAAACCAGCAAAAGGATAAGAGCCAATACTAGCAACCAACGTACCAACAACAGTACGAGGGTCCTTCAAAGTATTACCGAGCTTACTCAACCACTGAGTAGTATCTTTAACAGTCTTAGTATTAGTAGCGATAGCTTCAGCACTAGAAGTAGCTTTACCAGCATCAACAGCTTTCTTACCAACAGCCAAAGCGTCATCAACAGCAGTACCTACCTTAACAGCATTAGCGGCAGAAGCAGGACCAATAGGCCAAACAGGACCGCCCTTAACATCACTATTAGGGTCTCCCCACATAAGTTCATTAAATTTACCAGCTGCATCAACTAAACCAGGATTATTAGCACGAAACTCATCCATACCCGAAGGAACATCACTACCCTGAAGAACTTGCTGACCCAAAGGACTATTAGGGTCTAACTGACCCTGAAACACTTCACCAGTAGGAGGCTTCATACCAGGCAACTGACCTTGAATACTAGGCTGCAAAGGAAGACTAGCAGTAGTAGGAGCCGGAACAGCCTGAGTAGGAACAGTCTGACTACCAGTCTTAACATCAACTCGCTGAGTAGTACCAACAGGAGCACCAGGGTCACCCTTTCTACGATTCATAATAGCCCTACGGTCACGCTCAGCACGGT